GCCCACAGCGTCGTCGAGGAACTTGTGCACGGCGTCACGCACCTGCGGCTGGCGAGTACCAATCGACTCGCCTTTACACCGCATCTCGCGGGCTGCGACCCTCAAGTCATCAAACGCCACGCCCGTCTTGAGCCGTTGGTCATTCTGGCCATCGTATTCAATGCAGTCGGCGAGCTCGCCGCACAGAGCGGACATGGTCGCCGCATCTTCTGCAGCAGATGGCCCGACGAACTTACCACGAAGACTGAAGGCATCCGGAGGCACAGGAGCCGGATCAGGCTTCGGCGTGCTCGAGCTACCAGGCATGAACGAGATGGCAGCCGCCACGATCAGGGCGAGCACAGCGACGTGCTTGCCGTCGATAGTCGGCATCTTGGCGTTGGAATACCACGCCTTGACATTCTCTACGATCTTTTCACCAGCCAATGCGTAGACGGCAAATGCCACAAGCAGTGCTGCAATCATGGTGCGGACCTGATCAATGGTAAAAGTGATTCAATCGCGCCGGACGCAATCGCGAGGATCAGCGTGCGGAGTGCTGGCCTGATAGCCATGAACGCCGGGTAGGTCACAATTGGCACGCAGCGGCCAGCCAGCGTGTCAAACAGGACAGCGACAGCCTCCAGTGCCAACACCTTCTTCTGTGGCCCTGTGAGCGTTGCAACGCTGTCTAAGGTCGTGACTGCCAGACGCATTAGCGCCACCATCAGCTGTCCAAACTCCTGCCAAGTGATGCCGCCAGCGGCCTTCAGCCGCGCCACTGCTAGGAATGCGGATACCTGCTGGCCGAGGTCGGCAAAAGCATGCGCGGCAGCAAGTGGTGCGTCGGTCACAGGCATGCCAGTTCTCCGTGGTTTTTCAATTGTCCACGGCCAACAGGCTTACTAGCAGTTCTCGCCTTCTTCGTAGAGGATCATGCCAGGCGGCACCTCGACGATTGGCACAAAAAAGTGCTGCGTCTTGCCAACACGGCGGCGCTCTTCTGTGTCTTCATCCCACGTCCTCTGCACGGCGGCGCAACGCTCGGCAATTTCTTCCTGAGTCGGATCTGCATACCGTGGAGGTTTCGCACGTAACCTGCGGTCATTGCGTAGCGGCAATCTCCAGACGGTACGGAGACGCACCACCTGGTCCTTCGTGATCGTGTAGCGCTCGCAGAGTGTGGCTATGGGCAAGTGCTTGCACCAATCAGCCTTAAACGTCTGCAGGCAAATCGTTGCCGTGTTCCCCGCCATCATCAGACTCCACCCAAGACATGACCGTGCGCATTGATGGATTTAGAAATAGGTTTTGCCCTGTTCTCATTGCCATTGTCCGATGAAATGGCACATGCTCGCAGTCTTCACCGCTGTAGGTGCCAGCCAGATAGGCAGCAGTTCTATAGATCGCCATTCCGCCAAACGCAGAGCAGACAGGCATGCAAGGAGATCCGACAGGCGGTATCCACTGATGTTTCCAGGCGCCCTCTCCTGCTGTGTAGTCATCGCGGTATGAGTTGAGCCGCAACGCCCATGCGTCGTAGTGAACCCATGCTGGCCGCACGACAGGCTGTTGATCATCGCCCATGACTAGCTGCGGATACTGAGCCAGAGACACGCTGGCCATTCCGCACGCAGATTTGATATTCGCCAGCGCACCAATGCCGTGCAACACGCCATCGTGAGACCAGCCGCCCCATGCGTCAAAGTCCAGAACAATGACGTAGTGCGAGTCTCTGGCATTTTCTCGCACCCACTCTTGGCAATCGGAACGATATTCTGCGAGCGCCTCTGTGCGCCGCCCTGCAAACTCTGCGGAGAACTGCTCGCGGCCTAGCGTTGCATCTTGGTAGGAAGCATTCTCGTGCTCGGCTGCAAACTCATTAAGAACCTCAGACGTGTTGTCTGTGTTGTCGTTTGTCGCAACGTGCAGCTGCCAGCCACGAAACTCTTTTACAAGAATTGCGAGCCGCTTGAGGTTGGCTTGCAGGTGATCCGCACAGTTGCGAGCCAGGCCGACAATCGCAACGTCGGACAACGCTGCAAGCTCATACCCTATTCCAGCAGTGCGTGCAAAATCAGCTGCAAACTCAGGCAGCGGCGCAATCAGTCGCTCTGGAATCGTTATCTTTTCCATGCAACACCAACGCTATCGTTGCTCATTGCACCCTCACCGTGGTTCTTGCCTCTTCGCCATAGCTCTTCTCCACGATCAGCCGTCGCACAATCGTGTCGTCGAAGATTTCCTTAAGTGCGTCGAGCACGGCCTTGCCGATGTTGTCTACGTCAGGCCTTGGCAACGCTGGCGCTGTCGCCTTTACGCCACGCTTTGTCAGGTGCGATTTAGGACGCTGGAACACGGCGTCAACGATCACCTCGAGCGGCTCTGTCATTGGCGTCAGGCCGCACGCTACAGCCTCACGCAGGATCTCAGAGCGGTATGCGTGCACCGGATGCTTTGACGGAACGTATGCCCTGGCGAAGCCGCCTCGTGTGCTGACTCGCACACGTGGCTGTGGCACCGGATCGCCTGCAACGCTGAACGTGATCGGCTTCATTCACGCAGCATGGCAACGCTGTCAAGCGTTCCAGCTAGAGAAGTGGATGATCTCAAAGTGCCGCATTACTGGACGGACGCTGTTGCCTTCGTGGATTTCATCAGCTGCGTAGGCGTGAATGACCGCACCGTTGGCTAGGTAATAAATGGCGACGCCCGCTTGAACGGGCCGTAAAGCGCCGTCCAGCGGGCCGCCGAGAAATTCGACTGTGATCCAGTCCTTGCTCATTCGTACCGCAGCACCGCATACCAGCCGCGCGGGCCGCGAGCGACGCCCCGCTCAACAATGCGGTAGCGGCCGTAGTAGCAGCAGTTCTTCACAGCTGCGTCAGGAGACGACGACGAGAAACCGATCCCCTCACGCCGTCCGCCGTTCTTTCCGCAGTGCCGCAGGACACCCAAGCGAGCCATCTGCTCGGCATCATCCTGAGCCGAAGAGATCGTCACGTTCCGGGCGTGAATCACGTACTCGTCGGCCTGGACAACAACGCCGCAGAAGGCCAACACAAGAGCCAAAACAATCCGTTGCATACCGTTCGCTCCTTCTAGGTCTGGACGCTCCTGCGTCCGATGAGCTCAAGGTAGGCGTGGCGTCAAGCAAGACGGGTCAACAGGTTGCGGAGCGTGTCAGCCCACTGCCATGCTCCACGTTCATGCTCGGTCGCAATCGCCCACGCAATCGCCTCCCGCTCCTCTGCGGTGAGAGTTGGCTGCGGCGAACGGTACAGCGGGACGATCTCACCGCCCGCGAAACGCTCTTGATGAATCACGGCTTGGATGTGCAACGGAAACACGGCATAAGAATCTGGCTGCATGACCGCCCACGCCACTGGATCGTTGGCGTTCATTTGAGTCGCTCCAGTAGGTTGCGGAGGGTGGCGGCGTGTTGCACAACCTCCGCACGGGGCCGCCACAGATATGGCATATTCGTAGGCACAACGGCACGGGAAGCATATTTGATGGCTTCCAGTTCCTCGGGCGTCAACCATGGCCCGCGTTCGTCATGCCATTTTTTTTGCACTAGCACCCATTCGTTTGTTTCTAGCTCCGTTGCCAGCGTTTCCAACTGATTGCCGGAAACATATTGCTCCGTGACAACGGCAACGGCACTGCCTACTTCCATGGTTAATTTCACCGACCGGCAGTTCTCTAGCCCAAGGGCTTTCGTGATGCGAGCCGCTATCGGGTTTGGTGCAACTATAGCCATGCCGTCCTCCTTATTTGCCAATGGTTCGCTCCAACAGCTTGCGGAGCGCGTCTGTGTGCGCTGAAAACAGTCCGTATCCTTCGTTGTGAATCGCTGCGAAGAACTCAATCGCTTCCCGCTCCGCGTCGGTGAGGACTGAACCTTCTAAATCCCATTCCTCGACTTCCCTGTGCCACTTTTCGGCGGCGGCCGCTGCCTTCGCGCTGGCCTCGGTAGCGTGAACGCTGTTGAGCAGCCACTCGTCTCCGTCGCTGCCGTCGCCGCCGTTTGTCACAAGCCAGACGGTGCCCATCACTGCCCCCTCGCCGTCAGGTAAAGTCCGACGTTCGCAAACGCATACCCAAGGTAGGCCAGCGCAAGCCCGTGCCGGCCGTTCATCCACAAATCGATCGCCACCACAAGGTAGACGCATCCGGTCGCTGCTATTAGCCAGTGGCTCATGACTCAATCCACTCCGCGGCCGCCGTCAACCAGGCGGCCAGCTTGCGGAGCTGGTCGCCGTCACCTTCATCAAAGCACAGCGGTTCGACCTCGATCGATCGGCCGCACTCCGGGGTGTGATCGTCGTCACACAACTTGATTGACCAAGCGGTGCAGGTGGCGGCATGAGGCGCGAGCGGATCGCCCGGGAACTTCATGTTCCGTTTCATCTTTAGCGGCTTCGGCTTATCGATCGCCTTCGGCATCGTCGCGCCTCCCCGGAATGATTCTTGGTCGCTTGGTGCAAGGACAATCGGGATGGTGCTCGAGGCCCGTGATCTGAAACCCGCCGGGGTACACGGCGACGATCCAACTGTGGCCGTCGAACTCGACGGCTTGCAGGAGCATCGAGCGGGGCGGGCCAGCGTCCGGCCGTTCGGAGACAGAACAGCCGGACGCCAGCGCCACCACCACAAGGAGTGCGGTAGTCCGCATCAGCGGTATCTCACAACGGCGTACCAACCACGGGCACCACGGGCCACGCCAATGTCTATCGGAGTTCGCTTGCCCCAATAACACGAGTTGGAAATCGCTTTTTGCTCAGAAACGGAACTGAAGCCTATGCCCTCTGTCTGGCCGCATCCGGTGTGAACGAGGGCACCGCGGCGAGCGAGAACGATGGCGGCATCTTGCGCCGACTGAACGACCACGGTAGCCCGGCGGGTGACGATGACGTCTTGCGCCGGTGCAACGGCCGCCACCGAGAGAAGCATGAGAATCGCGAGAACAAAGGGACGCATGGGTATCCTTTCGCTTTAGTGGAAACGGAACGGGGCACTACCATGCCACATCCACGGGAGGCGTCCAGCCCCTTTAGCGGCCCATTTTTGCGAGCAATTCGGCCCGCTTGGCGGCCATATCCTCGCGGCTCACGACCTTTCGGCCGACCGTCTGCCTGGCGGCCACGCCCACCGCAGAGATGCCGACGTAGGAGGCCGCGACCGCCGATCCAACCACGCAGTCCCAAAGATGATTGTCCCGGCCCGGAATGAGTTTCCATTCGTCCACGGTTCGCATCTTGCTCTCGACGCGCACGGGAACCTCGCTCGCCATCTGCTCGGCGAGCATATCGTGATTGCCGGCGTGAACCGTGAACGTCTGCGCGTCAGCGATCGGCAGTTTGCACCGAGAGGCTACGAGCGTTTTCCACGCATTGGTGTCGTAGAGAACGTGACGCTGCCGGCCGATCGTGCTGGTTCGCCAATTCGACCCGACCCGCTCGCCCTTGTCGGGGGCCTTGTCGCTGATGGTGCTTCCGCTGGCCCCGACGAAGCGGCCGTGCGTCGGAAGGATTCGCGGCCCCCAGGTCGATCGCCGCGCGAAGTCGCGGACGACCCCCTGCGTCTGCGCCCAATTCGCATCGATAAAAAGTTGGTTGACCCTGAGAACAGCATCGTCGCTCTCGCGGGCAAACTCCCGGTCCAAGAGCAACGCGGCCACCGCCTCAAGCCCGGCGTGAATCCCGGCCTCCACCCCTTGAGCGCCGGCCGCCCTCGCGAGCGTTTTCTTCGCGTCGCGTAGCGAGAAGTATTGCCGGCCTTGGTCCGGGTACGACCCGTAGGCCACAAGGTGGCCGCGGAGCTGGTCGCCCCACGCCACCACGGCCCAATAGAGCAGCGTTTGCTGAACGTCCACAAAGGCCGTCAGCGTGTCAAGGCCGCGGGGCACGATCCACCGCGGCACCTGCAACACGCGCCCGCGAATGTCGTCCGCGATCAGCCCGTGGCTGGCCGCCTCGTTCTTGAGTGGCGACTGCTGAAACTCGCTCGCGAATACGTCAGCGCCGTCGTCGATCAGCGCGTTGTATGCGTGTTGGATCGAACTGATTTCTGTTTCCGGGTCGAAGCAGGAATCCCAAGAGACTTGGCATCCCTCGTCCATCGCCGCGCGATTGGCGACGTAGAACGCATTGGCTTCCCGGTGCGCGCGGGCTTGATCGCCAACGACGTCTTTCGCAAACGTACACCGCAGCTCGCGGTAGGTGCCCATCCACATTTCTTCGTGTTGCTTGGAGAACGCCCGGACCATCGGGATACGCTCGCCCTGCCACGCCGGGTATTTCCCTTGGTCGAGCAACTGATCGACCATATCGTCTGTCTGGATGACCGTCGCGTTGACGACACACGCCATCTGCCGCGTGTGCCCGGCCAGCTTGATGACCGACTTCAAAAGTATTTCGAGCCGGGCCTGGCACTGCACCGGCGACCGGGCCGACTCCCGCGTCTGCGGATCGTCAACGATCGTGAAGTCCGGGCGGAGCTGTTTGCCGTCTGGCGTTTTCCACCGAAGGCCAAGGATCGATCCCGTCAGGCCGCGGCTGGTGAGGATCGAGCCGGCCGACACGGAGCCCTTGATGGCCGGCAGGACGAGCGTGTCTTTCTTCCACTGGATATGCGTCCGCTAGCCGTTGTGCGTCTGGCTGTTGCACCGCTGTGGCTTTCCCTCAAGCGCCCGGATCGCATGGCAGACTTCGGGGAAGTCCTCGTAGAGCAAATCGTTGTCGCTCAATTCGGTGCGGATCGAGTTAATTGCCTTTGCGGCCAGATCGGCCTCGGCCGCAAAGATCGCACCGAATTTCCGATGCCCGTAGAGCATCGCCCACAGCAATGCGTTTTCGCTGATGGTCGATTTGGCGAACCCGCGATACACCGCATTGGTGAAGCGGCCGCCGCGGAGGATGCAATCTTGAATCCGGCCGATGACCCGCTTGTGGTCGTCGCTGAACGGCGACAGGCCGGTGGAATATGGGAAGTAAGTCGTCAGGAACAGCTCGAGGTTTTGCCGGCAGGACTCGCGCCGCTTCTTCTTTGCGACTTTCGGTATTTCGCCAATGTCGCTGCCCTTGCGTGTTCGCTCGCGCGACCGCTCAAGGTCGGCCAGCCGTTTCGCTTCTGAGGCTCCTGCTTGGTCCGTAGCGGGCTTACGCGGCATTAGGGGCCTCGACGGTCGCGGCGTAGTCGGCGACCGCTAGGGCTGCCCATGCGTGGCTTGAGATGCCAAACAGCGGCCCCGGGTTTTTCTTGGTGCCGGTGATGCCGTACTTGTCGATGAGCGCCTGCCGGATGTTTCCATCCTTGGCCCGTGGGCTGTTGCAGAGGTGCAGCTTGACGTCCTTCCGGTACACCAGGCGGTGAGGGCCGCGGTGGGCCTGAGTGAATCGGCCGATCCACACGCAAGTTTCGAATACCTCCCGGCCCACGGCCATGCCGTAGCTTGCAATCATCTCGCAGGCGAGCAGATCGCAGGCGATCGAGCCGGCGGCGAGTATTTCGATGAGCTGCGTGTTGGGGAGGATCGCGGCGTCGAGAACACGCTTGCCGTCGAACAGGACGTAGGCGGATTGGGTGGTGCCGGGGTCAAGGGCGAGGACGATAGCAGGACGCCCGGCGGCTTCGCGGCCGGCGAGGGCCGCCGGGCTCCCGGCCCCCGGCAACGGCGCCGGTGGTGCTTTGGGTTTCTTGGTCATGGTCGCAGACCCTCTAAAAGTGGCGCACGGCCTCGCTCCTTGCGTATGCGATCCTCAGCAATGTCGATGTATTCCGGGTTCAATTCGCAGCCGATTCCGCCCCGCCCCAGATTCGCGGCAACCACCAGCGTCGTTCCGCTTCCCGCGAACGGGTCGAGAACAGTTCCGCCTTCTGGGCACCCAGCTTTTATGCACGGCCCGACCACCGCGGCAGGCATTACCGCGAAATGCGCACCTCGAAAAGGCTTTGTCGTCACAGTCCAGACAGAGCGCCGGTTCCGGCGACCGTTAGCGTCTGGTATCTGGTAAACGCGGCCGCTTTTCGTCTGGTGCTTGGGGTCGTCGCTATTTCCGTATTTGCTGCCGCCAAAACGCGGCCCGACAGCTTTCATCGGGCCATTTGTTTTTCCCGGCACTCGGTCGCTGCCTGCCTGAATTGCAAGTGTCGGCTGTGACAGCCTTGCCTTCGTGGACACGGCGACGGGCTCGCTGACTGCTTCGGCGTCATAGTAATACCGCTCGCTCTTGGTGAGCAGGAAAACGTATTCGTGCGACTTGGTGCAGCGGTCACGAACGCCTTCGGGCACCGGATTTGGCTTGTGCCAAATGATGTCCTGTCTCAGCCACCAGCCGTCGGCCTGCAATGCCAGAGCGACGCGCCACGGTATGCCCACAAGGTCTTTGTTTTTGAGTGACTTGCACGAAAGACCGCTACCGCTTGGCAGCGACGGGCATGCAATCTCTGTCGCCGCCTGAAACGACGTAGAAGCGCCGCGATTCCCGTTGTATGCGTTGTAAGAGTCGCCAATATTCACCCAGCAAGTTCCATCGTCTCGCAGCACCCGCCGCACCTCGCGGAACACTTCCACCATGCGAGCGACGTAGGCTTCAGGCGTTGATTCCAAACCGATCTGCCCGCTGTGACCGTAGTCACGCAGGCCCCAGTAGGGCGGGCTGGTGACGCAACAGTGAACACTGACATCGGGGAGCGTCCGCAGGCCTTCGATGCAATCGCCGGGAATGATGCGTTGGATTGTCATGCGACGGCCTCTAGCTTCCGCTTGAGGTCCGCGATCATCCGTTTGCGGGCTTCCTCGTCGGCCCCCGTCCAGGTCTTGGGTGGCGGCTTGTCGTCCGGCCGGGGGGGGCCGGCGGCTCGCTTGGCCGGCTTCTCGGCGTCGTACTGGCCGCCGAGAAGGCGATCCACGAACCCGGGCATCACGAACTGGATCAGCGTGACGGGGGTATCGAAATACTTGGCGACCCGTAGCCGCTTGATCGCGGCCGGCACCTGCTCAAACCATCCGGGTTCCGCGAGGCGTTGGTCTGTGCCCTTGGGCGGCTTGTGCGGCGTCCACTTCGCCCCTGGCCCCTGGTTCCAGAGCTCTCGGAGTTTTGCGAAGCTCTCGCGCGGAGGAGGAGGAGGAACTTCTTCTAGTTCTCCTAGTTCTCCTAGTTCTAGTGCGCTTTCGCGCACGGCCCCGTGCGCTTGCGCGCACGCACCCGTGCGCTGTTGCGCACCGTCACGGCTTGCGGCGGCCCGATCTGCGTTATTTGCCCGTGTTTTGGCACTTTTCGAGAATCTGCGCTCCCATCCGGGGATTCCCACAGTCTGCCCATCCTGCCCAAACTCTAACCACCCGACCGATTCGACGGCCTGCCAGAAATCGGGGGTGCCGCCGAACATTCGGCAGAGGCGCGGCATGGTCATCCGGGCGGTTCCACCGTCCGCGTTGAGCCCCGCCCAGGCCCAAAATCCGACGATCCGGCCGACGATCACATAGCGATCCTCGCCAGTGAGGTCGATCAGTTCCTCGATCTCTGGCTTAGTCGCCAGATTGCAGTCAATTTGAATCCACTCGCCGGCCATTCCTTGGCCCTCCTTTCAAGATTCCGCCCTGCCGCGTCGAAGCGGCGCCGTGCCTATCACGGGGGCGGCGCGGTTCAGTAGTCGGCCGTCTGGCTGGCGTCCTTCGCCTCACCAGTGGTGGCAACTCGCGTGACGGCATCGGCAATCAGGTCAAGTGATCTGGCGATCCGCTCAAGGAGCGGATCAAGGCGATCAAGAGATTTGTTGGCCTGCGGTGTGTCAATGAGCCTCAAGACCCTTTGGTCATCTGATCGCGATTCGCTCTCCCGAAGTTTTCGCATTGCATAATCGCGGTCAACAAAAACGGGGCCCATCGTGCTCTTTGTGGTTGTCATGAGCTTGACGGCTGGAATAAATCCGTCGTTGGCCGCCGACAGCAGGCGCTTCTGCGCTGCTTTGTCATCAACCAAGCTGCATACACGAACAAAATCGTCTGGCACTTGATCCAAGTTCGTAATGATCTTCGTGACGAATCCCATCAAAGACTCCTTTCAAAAAATCCCCAATCCATCCAGCCGCCCCGCACGGGGCTGACGCTGCTACCGCCTACTCGTCGCGGCGACGAACACCGCGGCCGCAACAAGGCCGCTCCAAATGTCCGGCCGCGCATACTCAATCCATTCGTGAAGCATCGGCACCTCCAAGGTGTCAAAAAGGAATGTCGTCGCCGTGCTTGCTGACCGGCTTGGGCTTGGACTCGACTCGCGGGGCCGGAAGCCACCGCTCGATGCTGGCCTTCTCCTGGCCGGCGTCCTTGCCCTTCTGCTGGATGTAGGTAGTCGTCTCGACAAACACCTTGCAGCCGACAAGTTGCTGCTCGTCCCAATCGGCCTGCCCGCGTTGCGGCCCCGGGACGCCCGCACACTCGGCCACCTCAAGCAGTTTGGCGGTCCAGTTGGACGCGATCGTGGAGAACACACGTTTCTTCACGCCGTTCTCGGTGAAGTCCACCCAAATCGAAATACAGTCGCCGGTCGGGTTGCGGGCATCGATCCGCCATTCCGGCTTTTCCTGCACAGTATGGATCACGCCCCAATGCTGGCCGGGGGAAAGCGGCGTTCTGTCCTGCACGGCCGGGCCGGCAGCGTCGTCGCTGAACTTGCTCCAATCGATTTTCATGTTTCCATCTCCGGTATGTGTTGCTTGCCGACGCGGACGATCCTCGCCGCGTCACCGTTCAATGCTTCCTCGATCATGCTGACCGCCTTGCGGTAACTGGCCTGCCCGCGGTCGTGAGCGTCGATCGCCTGGCGGATGACCTCGAGCACTGCCGCCTCTTGGTACCGCGGGTCCGTCCACGGCACTTTGTCGTGGGGCGTCATGCGGTAGCCTCCGCGGGCTCAAGAGCGGACCGCCGGGCGTCAATGAGTTGATCCAGCTTTGCCATCTGGTCATCGCTCAACTGGCCTTCAAAATGAGACTGCATCGCTTCTTCTCGAAGCATGAACAGCTCCTTATCGCTGGCCGCCGCCGCCACCCGATCCTTCCAGAGGGGTTTCGACGGGGCCGCCGGCCCGGGGCCGTCGAAGATCGGCCCGAGCTGGTCGATGCTCATGGGCATTTCTTCGGGCAGGCCGTATCTGTTCTTGGCGTCCCATGCGGCCGATCGCTCCGCGTACATCACTCGCGTCTTGCCGCCAGTCGCCTTCTTGCGGCCATCGGCACCGTCCACCAGGCGAGTCTTGAAATGGCAGAACAGCAAAACGTCGCACCACTCTTTGAGCAGCGGGGCGACCTGCTTTGTGAGTTTCAGCTCGTAGCGGTCGTAGCCATCCGTCTGATCCGGCGGGCTTGTGCGTTGAACCTTGGAGTGTGCAACAAAAACAACGTGCATCCCCTTTGAGACGAGTACGTCGCACGACGCGAGAAACCGCGCCATGTGCTCCTGCAACATGACGTAGCCCTTGCCGAATCCGAAATCCTCGATGCTTTTCTTGCCGCCGCTGTTTTTCAGCAAATCCTCGACCAGCAGCTTTTCCGCCCAATCGGCGGAGTCGATCACGACGGTTTCAAATCCCTGCCCGTGAATGGCGAGGTCTTTCATTGCCAGCGTGAGATCGTTCCACGTTTGGATCGACACGCGAGCGCAATCGAGGTGCTTGGTGCCCTCCTCGGTGTCGAGGAACAGCGGCTTCGGAAACTGCGCCGCCAGTGTCGTTTTTCCGATTCCCTCGACCCCGTAGATGATGTCTCGGCTGGCAGTCTTTTGCCGCCCGCGAGTGATTTTCAGAACGCTCATACGATCCGCTCCTTCTTGAGAAGTTCAGTTGCCCGGTCCATGGCCGCATCCACACAATCAACGTCGATCGGTTCAATGAGGTAGGTGTTCGGACCCACCCGCGATCTCCCCGCTCGTAGAACCGAATACTGCCGGTAGAACCGGAGTAGTGCCGCGAGAACATGAGCATGAGGGGCATCGGCCGCCACTCTGCGAGACGAAATCAGCGCGCTCATTTGATTCCTCCATAATGATTCGCGGCGTTTTGTTCTTGCAGTCGTCGCGAGCGATCGCGACGTCTGCGGGTGCCAAGAATCCGATTCGAACCTTGTCCGGCTGGATCGAAACAACTTCGATCGTGATGCCGTACTTGGGAATAAAAATCCTCTGCCCTACTCGCCTAGAAAGAACCAGCAAACAAACCTCCCTGCCGTTGCCGGCTCAATCATCCACCGCGCTTCCGTGCGCGGGTTGTGTCTGGCGTCCACCGCACAAGCGGCGTCCTCTTTTCTCCGTGACGATCCCTTGCCGTCCTCAGTTCGTGCATCCGGTCAAGGGTCTCCGTTGACTCCACGAGCAGGTTTCCGATCTGCTCTCTGAGCTGGTCGAGCTGTTCGCGGGCTTCAACGATCGAGTCGTAGATTGCTTCTCGGTCGCCGGCGGCGATCCGGGCCTCGATCGTCAGATCGTCGGCCTGGTCGATGGTGAGCCGGCGAGTGGCGTCAGCCGAGTTGAAGGCACGGCCCCATAGGGTCCACGCCACCCGGCATACGTCATGGGTCAGGCGAACTCGCGCATCAGACTCGCCAACTGCATCGGGCAGTGGGGCGCTTGCCATCGCCAGCGGGCGAGCGACCGCCGGACGGATTCGCTGTTTGGGTTGTAACTGGCGTGTAGCGCCAGCCTCGCGGCTCGGATTTCGGCCTGCGTCGGGTCGCCGGGCTGGCGATCCCACTCCGCTGCCGCGTCGAGCTGTTCCTGCGTTACTTTGCCGTCCATGGCCGGCTCCCTTGGTACGGAACGCCGGCCGCCGCTTGCTCGCCATGTCGCGTTCCTTCGCTAGTGGTTTGTTCGCCGCGGTGGCGAACGTCGGGGCGGGATCATATTCAGCAAATTTAAATCTGTCAAGGCGTATCGTATTGCCAAATCCAAAAAAATCGCGATGATGTTTCCCAACAGATTTCCCTCTTTAGAAACGGAGTTCCACAATGCCAGCCGCCCCCACCGCGATCGTTGACGCCCTTCAGGCATCCTGCCGTCTGCATCTCACCGCAGTTGAGCACTACACCAGCCTGGCGGCGCACCTTGAGCGATGGGGTTACGCAGTGTTGGCGGAAAGATTCCGCGCCGACGCAAAGGAGGAGCGCGGCCATCTGCGTTTGGTGATGGAACGGCTCGAGTATTTCGATGTCGCCCCGGCCCTAGACCACAAACTGCCTTCGTGGCCTCGGCACGATTACGCCGGTATCCTCACCGCGAATCTGCTTCTGGAAACCGCGGCCGCAGCGGTGGAGCGGGCGAATATCGCCGTGTCCCGAGAAGTGGGGGACGAGCAGACAGCACTTGTGTTCGTGACATTGCTGGCCGGCAGCGAGCGATCAGTGCTTGAGATCGAGGCCGCGAAGCAGATCGTCGAGGAAATCGGCCTCGACAACTATCTGGCGACGTTCGTGTCCTAGCCGACGAGCCTATCCAAAGGAACGTGCAGGGCTTTCGAAATCCGCATCGCCGTTTCAAGTGTAGGCTTGGTTTTTCCTACAAGCAGTGCTCTCAGCCCACCGTATGTGAGCCCGGCCTCAACCGCGAGCTTGCTGCGGTCAAGGCCGCGGCTCGCCGCTATCTTCTCGATGCGTTGTCCTAGATCGCACACGAGTGCGCTGCGCGGCCTGCCGGCTCTCGGCTCAATGTAGGAATCGAACAGCTCGTCCATCTCAACCTTGAGTGCCGTGGCGATGTTGTGGGCCGTTTCTTTTCTTGGCTTCCTTCGGCCTACCATGATGCTCCATAGGGCGGCGTAGGTGATGCCAGCGGCCTCGGCTAGTTGATCCCGGCCAAATCCCCGTTTCTTGGCGAGGGCTTCAATCCGTTCCCCAAGCGGACAGAGTTCTTTCTGCTCCGGTGTCGAGCGGGTTTTGTTCTTTGCGATCAAGGTTCCCTCCGTGATAGCAGTGACAGCTTGCCTTTCGCCTACCCTCACGCCTACGGTTCCGTAGACGAATACACCCCGCTGGGCTCGAACCAGCAACCTTCGGTTCCGTAGACCGATGCTCTACCCGGAGCAGGTTTTCGGATTACGGAACCGTGGAAAACGCACTACGGAATCGTGGCTACGTTGATTACAGAATCGAGCACGTTTTGTCCGCTTGGGGGGGTTGCTAGTCGCCTGCGCATCGGGAGGATACGCCCACCTATCCGTGGCATTAAGCCGCGAGGAAGGCGTCGGGGGGGTTCAAGAGGTCTCGCCCCCGGCACATCAAAGAAGCAGCATCATGTACCGGCGATCTGGTCCGATTTCCCTTGGCGAATACGTCAAGGAATACACTCTCCTCCGCGACGTGCGGCCGGAGACGGTCAGGCAGTACGCGATCTGTGCGAGGCTGTTTGAGCAGTGGGCCGGCGGCCCGGTCCAGCTTGTCGATCTTGACGAGCAAAGCGTTTCTGAGTGGCTACGCGAGTACGCCGCTTCCGGCGTCAAGCCACAGACGGTGAGGTCGAAAAAGGTCGGCATCCTCGCCTTATGGAGAGCGGCCGCCGATCAAGGGTTATGCGAGCCTCCTACGAGGCGAATACGGGCGGTACGGTGCCCGTGGCGGCCTCCGGTCGCGTGGGATTGGGAAGAAGTCTCCGCCCTGCTGGCGGCCTGCCAGCAGCTCAAGCGGTGGCACAAGTGCGGACTCCGCCGGTCGGCTTGGTTTGACCTGGCCGTCAGGGTTGCGTGGGATTCTGGTCTGCGGCGAGGCGACCAGTTGGCCCTGCCGGTGTCGGCCGTCCGGCCCGACGGCACCGTGGCAATCTGCCAGAGCAAGACGAGCCGGCCGGTCGTGTTCCGCTTGGCCCCCTCGACGATGGACGCCCTGGCGTTGTCGCTCGAGATCGCGCCGCGCGATCTGGTTACGCCTTGGCCTTCGTCGCACGAAACCCTTGATGATCAGTTCGCCCGCTTGGTGCAGAAGTCGGGCATCCGCGAGGGGACTTGGAAATGGATACGGAAGTCGAGCGCGACCGACGTTGAGGTGCAAAGTCCACGGAGCGGAAGTGTCCACTTAGGACACGTCCCCGGCTCGCGGATTGCGGAGCGGTCGTACCTGGACCCCGCGATCATCGGCCGCACCGTCACGACGCCGCGCGAGTTGTTCGCGAAATCCCTCCTTTTAGGGGTGGGGGCAGGGAATCGATAGGTCGGGCCGGGTAGCTTGACGTATGTCAATCTCTCGGTTCGCGCCCGCCGGGCGCTGTGCGGGCGCTGCCGCGCAGAAATTGGCCGCGCATTTCTGCGCGGTTTCTGCGCGGCAGCGCCCGGTTCGCGCCGGGTTTGCGCCCGGTTTTGCGCCCGCCGGGCGGTGTTCGTGCGCTGCCGCGCAGAAATTGGCCGCGCATTTCTGCGCGGTTGGTGCGCGGCGGTTTTCCCGGTCGCGACATTTCCGTGCCGCCGTTCGGGAGAGATTCGGGCATTGGGTGGA